CGCGATTTAACGTTGGAGACCTCAAGAGGAAGTATGAGGATTATGGCGTCGAATTTGATGACATGCCTGACTTAGAAGATGAGGACAACGTTGATCCACGCGAGTACTTTAAGACGCGAATTGGTCAACCAACACTGCCTAGACCCGAGGCATTAAACCGAGTCAGGTACTGGGATAAGCTTCCGAGGCCAAAGAACGATGAATATCATGTGCTGCATCCCCGCCATGTCGTTTTCGGGAATCGAAAATTAGACTTGAAAGGAATTGCGCTGGATACGTCACCGGGCTGGCCCTGGATTACTATGAAAGGTACCACCGATAGGAGAGAGATCTTCAAGGATTCGTGGGATGAGACAGAACCCCGCGTAAAACATGAGATTGATCGGATTCTCCAGGCGGCGAAGGACGGAAATTCATATATGCCAATTTACACTCTGTCGTTGAAGATTGAGAGGAAAGAGGCAAGTTCTGTGCTGCATGGAAAGACGAGAGCTTTCATGGGAGGAGATGTTGCGTTTCAGGTTGCAGGTCAGTGTTCCTTGGGCTATTTGAATAAGATAGTCTTGGATAATCCGACTTGTTTCCTAACATACGCGATAAATCCTCATGGCTCCGAATGGGGTCAATTGAAGATCAGGATGGCAAAACATCCGAACCATATCACAACCGATGCTAAGAATTGGGACTTCTCTCAGCACGTCTGGGTCTTTGAAAAGAGATTCGATGAGCGAATGAGATATTTCAAGAGTTGTACGATTGTTGATCACAGTGGAGGGTATAAGCTCGGTGAGCCTGTGACTTTTCGCAATGCTGTGGAGAACGCGATAATGGGCCAATGCTGCTCATTTGTGATCCTAAGGCAAGTCGTCTACGGAATGTGGAAGGCTGCGAGGTCAGGAGGCTTCGAGACAACACTCGGAAACTGCGAGAACAATACAATTTCTTGGCGTCTAGTGTTCGTGCTCTTGGCTGAGGCGAACAATGCCGTTCCGGCAGATATGGATGTCATGGACTTTTACAACGCTAATGTGGAGGAAGCGTTCGTAGGTGATGACTGTTGGTTGACTGTGTCCGATTTGGTTGCGCCTTGGTTTAACCAGTTGACTGCTGCGAAGAAATTCAAAGAAGTCCTTGGAATAACCTTGACGGATGCCAATAAGGATGAGGTCTCCCGGGAGTTTTGCCCAGAGTCCGAGGTCTCGCTCATTAAGCGTGGATTTCTCTATCTCAATGGAAAGTGGCGTGCGCCGCTACCTAAACAGGCTATACAAGAGCCAGTTATGTGGTGCACGGACCCGAAGTACGCAGCGTCGATCACGACGCAAACGTGCGCATCGGCCACGTTAGAGGCCGTCCATTGGGGGAAAGAATACTATGACTATATGGTAGAGACCCTCCGATCTGCGTGTGCGGGAAAGGTGACTTTTAAGCCGATTCCGTATCAGCAGATGCTCGGAACGATGCATATCTAACCGAGCCATGCCTTTTTGGAGTTGTTAGGCGTTAAAGAAACAACCAAATTGGGTGGCGTGCGTGAACTTGCGGATGATAGTTACTTGAATTTTCTATCACCGTATTGCTACACGCTATCCCTTCCGCTCGAGAAACTCGCGGTAAATAAGGTCACTTAAGTGGGACCAAATTCATGCCCCTTTACGCTGCGTAGCTTTGCGCGTTATAGGGAAAGAACATAAGCTTCGATTATCAATCAGAATGACACCGCCTTGCAAGGCGATACGACCCCAGTGGTGGTCAGCTCGATGCCAACGACTACGATGAGTGAGGTTGCTGCAGTGGAGATAGTACCAGAGGATCCTTCCTTTGATGCTCCGCTCAACAGCTACGCTAATCCGTTTGAGGATATTGAGGACTACAAAGCACTGACGAAACAGTACCAGGTTGGTCATTATACCTGGGCGTATGGAACTCCAGTGGGAGCGTTTGGCGGAATGAGTTTCCCTGCTGCATTGTTCGCTATTCCGAACATTGCGCGAGTGCTCACTCCGTTCAAGTACTTCCGCTCGGATGTGGAGGTTGAGACACGAATCACTGCGACGCCGTTTCACATCGGCACGCTTTCATGCTCTCACGTCTCCAGCAAGCAGGCTTCGTATCCCCCGATCAATGATTGGAGGTTGCGACAGAATCTGCCTAACCTTGTGAACTTGAAGGTCAACCAGGTGAACGCTGAAACCCGCGTCGTACGGAGAACATTTCCGTTGATGTGGGATGAGATTCACGATCCCTGGGGTTGGGAGACAGGAACGTACTTTCTGGATATTCGCGATAAGCTCGCCGCTGTTCAAACAGGTGAGCCCGCGAGCATCACGGTTTGTGTGTATGCCCGTTTCATCAACCCGAAGACCGCAGGTTACATAGGGTCAGGTTTTGCACCGCCTACTACTGCTGCTGACGTAAGGAAGCTTGTCAAGTCGTACATGGACTTGTCAGATTCGACTCATAAAAAGTCAAAGAAGATGGCGAAGAATCCCCCGGCTAAGGAAGCGGAGGAGAAATCCTCTCGTGGAGTAATCTCCGGGATTGCAGAGGCAATTGGCACCCTACCGGCCTTATTGTTGGAGTCACCTCTCCCCGAACTTGCGCCTATTGCGTATGGTATCGGGAAGACGGCCCCATTCTTTCGGTCGTTGGGATTGTCAAAGCCGTCGTCGACTATGGCGACACAGCCCGTTTCCCAAGATCCGTATCGTGATTTAGTTCACACGCACGGTCTTGCCCAAGGAAATGTGCTGGCTGCTCATCCTGAAGCAATGCTGGGGGATCTGAAGATGTGCGACTTGCGTCGCCATACATTCAAAGAGTTGATTCAGCAGAAATGCTTCCTATCAGTTCACGATTGATGCCTCGAGCGCGTTGAATACGAATGTGTTTTACGTGCCCTTGGTGCCGTCGTTGTGCTATGAGGATCCGGCTCTGCCTGGATTTTACTTGCCAACTTATCTCGCTCACATCCAGCACTTCTTTGGTCGCTGGAGGGGAGGTTTGAAGTTCTTGTTCGATATCTCGACCTCAAAGTTCACGACGGGTCGAATTCGATTTATTGAGTACCCCGACGAGAACATCATTGCGCCATCGGATCTCCAGTCCCAAATTGGAGACGTGGTGTCAAAGTCAATGGCCTTTACAGGCTCTTGCGAGTTGAGTCACACGACCAAGTATCTGTCGAAGTTTCCTACGCTTTACACAACAGGTCTGTGTAGCCCCGAAGATCCACAAGCCAACGTTATTGCCAATGCGTTGAATGGTCAGACAGTCCCCTGGTTGGCCGTCACTCTCGATACGAAGGTGACGATTCCCGACCCTGGTGGAATTTCGACCGTTAACATAACGGTATACGTTGCGGCTGCAGAGGATATGGAGCTCTCAGATTATCAGTCCTGGTCGCTTAAGAAACCCGGATTCTTTCCGATTCTTGAGCCGCCCCCTATGGCGCAGTTTAGAACGCATAACCCTGCCATTGACAGGGCAAGAGCGATTACTGCTGCTGAAAGGAGAAGGTCTGTGTTTGGAAAGCACAAGAAACTTGAGTTGACCGAGGAACAGACTCGGACGCTCGCTACGACGAAGAAAAAGTCCTTGGCAAGCGAATTTGAAAAGCCCTTCCCGGGCCTCGTTCGCTCCACGTACCAACGTGAGGCCGGTCTCATAACGAACGAATGTATGCCAGGAATCGAAGAGATCCTGAAGCGCTTTCGCCGTTACGGCCCCGCGTGGACGTTGACAGGAGACTACATGTCGTTTTACCCGTTCCATGGTGATGACCTGTCGTATGACGGTTTTAACCAGGACATGGCAGAGCTATCGTGCTTGTTTGCTTATTTTCGTGGTTCGATGAGATACAAGATTGGACCATGGGATACGGCGCATCACATTCAGTATTTTCCCGCTGCGACCGGAGATTTTCCGAACGTATGGGATGGGACTGACTTGCTCTACACGAGTTTGAACGCTATGGGTTCTCCAGATCCTCCGACAGAGTTTACGCTGCCGTGGCCTATGCCTTGGTATGCTATACCTACGTTGGATGATGAGGACATCTTTTTCGAGCTTGCGGACGTAACTTATCCGACGGTCGCGCTCAATCAGACAGAACAACCCCCCCA